GGAGCCTTGCGATAAAAAAGATGCTGGCGTGGTGTTCATGGCGTTCGACCAACTAGGTGAACCGCGCCACGTTGGCATTGTCGTAGGCGGTGGGGAGTTAATCCTTCACGCCAGAAAAACGCGCGTTCAATGCGATAGAATGGGCGTAATGCGCACTCACAGACTGGAATTCTATCGACATGTTGATAATCGACACACCACTCAAGAAAATTCGCCGACCGCTTGACACTTCAAAAACATGGGCTGAAAACATCCTTGCAGCCCACCCGCAGCTTTTAGATCCTGATTTCACCACTATCAATCTCAACGGCAAGCGAATAAAGAATCGCAAGTTCGATTGCAATGCAATGCCGAATGATGGCGATGTCCTGACTATTTGTGTCAGGCCGCAAGGCTTCGACCCAATTACCATTGCTATCGGCGTGGCTATTGCCGCTTCCGCCGTTTCCTTTGTTCTGGCTCGCAGGGCGATGGGTAACATTAGTGACAGGTCTGGAAAATCGTCAGGCAACACCGAGTTCACTGGCCAGACAAACACGGCTCGCCTCTATAGTCAGAGACCAGACATATACGGCAAGGTTCGTGCATACCCAGATTTGATTGGTGAGGCGCTGCTTGAGTACGTCAATAACAAGAAGGTTTTGACGCACTATTTCAATATCGGGCTTGGCTACTACGACCTTACGCAATTCAGGTTCTCCGATTCTGCCTTGGCGACATTCCAAGAATCCACCTACACGGTTTATCAGCCTGGTGAAGTGAATCCTGTTGTGCGCGAGCAGTTTTCGTTCCCAGAGATTGACTCATCCGGCACAGAGCTGAAGGGCGTGAACGAAGTTGAACCAGACCCGTCAGCTCCAACATATGACTCGCCAACTGTTAGCACAACTCTAGATGGAAGCCTACTTTTCACCGTTGTTTATAGCAATCCAACTCCAGGCATTGCCCCATCGTCAGGTGGCGGCGGTCAGCTTGGGGCGTGGTTTAACGGAAGAACCATTGATGACAAGATACCCGCAGGGGCTATCAAATTTAACTACTCCATGCAAAATTCGTTCGGTGCCACACAGGCATTTGAATATGTGGCGTCATTCGCTTACATATCATATGACTCTGGAACCGACACGTTCACAGTGTCATCACCTGATTTTAAGGGCGAGACCACTGGATTCATAAACTTTACTGGCAATGTAAAAATAACAGAGACAGAGGCGCTTTATGTTGGCTGGTTCCTGTCAACTGTTGAATGCACCGAGCTTTGGTTCAACACGGTATTCCGTAGAGGATTGAAAGGGGAGGCTGTAATTGAGTTTGAATATCAGCCTTGCGATTCCGCTGGCACACCTTCAGGCTCTGCATTGTCAGCCGTGGCAACTTACAACGATGACACGTTTGATGACAAGTCATTCACATTTAAAGTGCAGTCTCTACCACTTAGTTATTATCGCGTAAGGGCTCGCAGGACTAACAACTCCAATGATGATGGCTCAAGCCAGTCAGCGCTTGAATCAATCGCTGCCATTCGCGTAAAAACAAACGTTGTTCATCCAGAGGATACAACTCTAACAATCCAGTCCACAGCAGGAAACGCAGAGACAGGAACGGAGATGAAATTCAACGTCATGGCGAGCCGGAAAATGATCTGGTGGGATGGCTCAACTATTAGCGGATGGAACTCAGCAACCAAAACAGAGATACCAGCAGACCTTCGAGCCAGCGAGTTTGCCGCTGATGGGATTTTGCATAATTACATTGTCATGGGTGGCGGGTCAGTTGGTGAAATTGACGTTGACGAGCTTTACGCAATCCACGACAAGGTTTACGCGATAAACCAAGAGCTGACAAAATGCTCCATAACGTTTGACGATGCAGACCAAGCGCTGGGTGATCGCGTAAAGACTCTGGCTTTGCTGCTTGACGTTGAGACTAGCTATGACGGAATAAAGGAGTTCTTTGTCAGGGATGAAACTCGAAGCATTGTTGTTGCTCAGTTTGACGCTTACAACCTTGCCGATGACCAATACAGCAAGACTTACTCCTTCATGCTAAAAGACCAATACACTGGGGTTAGGCTTGAATGGGTAGACGTAAGCGACAAAAACAAGAAGCGCTACATCAATTTGGCGCTGGACAGCGGCGGCAACGTCATCGAATCTGACAGCTTCCACCCAAAGGAGATTAAATTCCTTGGTTGCGGCAACGAAACTCAGGCAATGCACAGGGCAAAACTTGAGTTCAACAAACTTATTTACCAAAACGAGTCAGTCACATTTAACGTTGTTGACGATGGTTTTATCCCTAGATTCGGCGACATGGTGCGATTCGTTGAGTATGCAGACGAATACGTGGTGAATGGTGAGGTGATTGTAATATCTGGCAACACCTACACTTCAAGCGCATGGCTTGGCGACTTGGAGGTGGGAGTAACTTACTGGGCGACATGCACCAAGGCTAACGGTCAAACCACTGATTGGGTTGAGATTACCTCATGGAATGAGCGGTCATTCACCACATCATCACCAATGACTGGAGCATACGTTGCAGACCAGATTAACAGCCAAGTTGGGAGCCGCTTTATTATCCGTACCACAGCAGAGAAAGAGGCTGATTTGTATGTAATAACCGACAAGCAGCCATCATCTGACGGAACGGTGAAAATATCCTGCATCAACTACGACGAGCGGACATATCAGAATGTGTGATTTCGGTGATTCGGTTTGGTCTGTTGCACAAGCAACTAGAACCAGATGCGAGTTCGGATACGCAGAGGGTTCGCAGCTATGCGCAACACTGATTAGCGACGCATCATGGTGTCGCCTTGACAGCGCAGATGAAACTTGGCCCATTCGTCTAAACGCATGGCTCGAATGGTATAATCCAACAAACACAAACGAGGATTAGAGATGTCAAATCGGTATAACACTGGAAATCCAATTGAATCAGCAGATGTGCGAGACATGTCTGATAACGCAAAGAATTTTGATGAGTTCTCTAATTCTAGCACTGACACGTTCACAGATAGATTTGGGGGTGCAAGAAAAACAATTCATGGGATGAATTCTGAATTTGATGGTCAAATATTAAACATGGGGTATTCCCGCATCGGAACATTCTCATCTGGCGACACGCTGGTAAACGCTCGCCAGACCCTGCTATGGGATATTGCTGATGGTGGAGATGGTCAGGAATACGGGTGGAGCGGAGCATTCCCGAAAGTAGTTCCGGCAGCCAGCACACCAGCATCAACTGGTGGGATTTCCGTTGGTGCGTGGATTAGCCGATTTGATCCCGAATTGATGGTTCAGGTGCGTGAGGTGCAGCGTAGAAGCTATGCAGAGGCGGGTTACAATCTAGTAGCTGGCAGCTTCGAGACTGGCGGTACGCTGGTAAGCGTTAACGATGTGCTGCTGCAAGAACGCACCGGAAAGGCGTTTACAGGCCCTGCTGGGGTTGTTGACGCTGGTACGAATCCTGTGAGCGGTGGTTTTGTTGACCGTTCTAAATATGTCGTAAAGCGCTTCTCTTGTGTTGCTGATATGATGTCAGACGCAACTCTGTCTGATGGGATGTCGGTGGAAACTACCGGTTACTATCGCGAAAGGCAGGGTGGCGCGGCCAGTTACAAGATATATTCAGCAACGACAAACCCAAATATTAATGGCAGAACTGATCTCGCGGCATCATCATACGTGGACGGGTATGGATGCTTTACCTTGCCTAACGGTCTTGTAGCCATTCCTGAATCCACACCGTCATTTCGACGCTGGGGTGCAATAAGCGATTCTGTCAGCTATAACCAAGTAGGCACTGATTCATCCGTAAATGTTCAGGCATTGATAGATTTTTGTGCCAAAACATCGCAGGTGCTATTTATTGGTGGCGGCAAATTCTACGCACACAATCTGACGCAACGCAGAGTGTACAACGCAACTGACGCAACTGGAGGTGCATCATACCCAGGGGTTTGCTTCTATGGCGAGTCTCTGAATAGCTCCATTGTGTACACAAATGGAAATGATTTCATCGACCTTGCTGACGTATATGAAATAATTGCTGAAAACTTCACTGTATGTTCCGATAGGGTTAGATTGCCTTCGCTGGGCGACCCAAAAGGGAAAGGACTTTTCTCGTCTGCGGCTGGGCAGTATGTCATGGCGAAAGTCTACAAGGTGGAGTTCCAGCGCTTCGAGTATGGTGTATATTCTCCTGTAGGTTCTTGGACTAGTCAGTATCACAACGTCTCATTTAAATATTGCAAAACTGGTTTGAAGGTGGAGCGTCCATATAATAGCTCTATCAAGTATTGCAATTTTGTGTGTCAGACCGCCATCGAGTCATACGATGCGATAACAGATGCGACAGCTATCTCAGACAATCATTTTGCTTTGGGCACTTACTGCAACGTGTTCGGCGGTGTCGATACAACCATGAAGCTGTACATCGATTCTATTGATTTCAGCAACAATTACATGGAAGCGTATGCGGCCCTATCTTCTTCTGCTGTAATTTTTGATCTGAAGCTGACGCAGACAGCAACTGGTGTATTCGAGAAAACATATCTGAACGCCTCTCCATACTCCCCTGTTATTCGTAGAGTCACCGGGGTATCAGCGGGTATAAACTCTAAGCTCAAATTTAAGGAAAACAGGTATCTCGTTACAGGAAACCCAAAGATTTGGGATGACGGAGGGAGCGCTAACGTACCTGTGTACATTTTCGACGAGGCCCCGTGCTTGGATTCATCAAGCAAAGTCATTGCGGTTAATCAGCAGTTTTTCGCATCGAGAAAAGCAAGCATATCTATCACTGCCGGTCAGACATCGATTGCGCTGTCAGATTGCATAGATACCAACGCTGTCGGTGATAAACAAATAACTGCATCAGGGCTGCTGACCCTGCCGCTCGGCATATACGAAATGACAGTCGGATGCCGCTCAACGTCAACGGCGGATATATACTTGCGATTCTCAAAGTCTGGAGTGAATATCGACTTCAAGATCGCTAGCAATGGAACAACAACGACAACCTCCACAGCCAACATAGTGAATGTATTCAGCGGCGGATGGGCTGCGTCGCTTGTGAACAATCTCGCATCAGGATCGGCAACACTGAGTGAGTTGTTTATTACAGTGAAGCCGTTAAAAGTTGGCAACACATTGATGACAGCGCTGTAATCAATTTATTTATTCCCCGCTTCGGCGGGGTTTCTTTTTAACACTCCATATGTGGTGATGCTACTTTGTGTCTACATTCAAACGCATGGATGAAAGACGTGCTCGATTAGCAAAAAGCCCCTTCACAGGGGCTTAAATTTTTCTTGAAACCTAATCAGTCTATCTCTATCGCCAAGCAGCTCTCTTGCGTTGTGCCTTATTGCTTCTGGAGCTTGCTCCGGTGACTCTATACGCATTAGTGGTGCAGGTGGCAACATCATGTCACTCGGTATCGCCGGACAGGCCGTAGGCGGCATTGATGAGGTCGAGCAGCCCGCTATCAGCAATACACTTAGCAGTATCAGGATTTTTGATGCGATCACGGTATATCACCTCTTTCTCGATTACCTTCACGGTGCGAACTTGCGCTTTCTTTTGCTGTTCTTCTGCTAGCTGTAAATCGCGAGTTGCAAGCTGACCTTGCAGTGCAAACAACTCACTCCATTGCCTGTTGCGCTGCTTTGCTTGCTCAGATTCAATCTCTGATGTTGCCGTTGAGCGACCATGCAGATATGCGCCATACAGCGATCCACAAAAAAGGCCGATTGATACGGCCAAGATGGTTAGTTTTGTTCCCATAGCTCACCGCCAACAGGAAGGTTGATAAACAGCTTCTGTGCGTCACGAACTGAGATTGTGCCGAGGCAAACATCACGCTCTGCATTGCGGCGAATCCAAATGCCATAACAGCCGCTTGATTGCTTTGAGCAGTCAGTTTTGACGCCATTAATCTTGGCAAACCTCCACATCAAGATTGCACCGCAAGCGCCTTTGGTGTCGCCT